GAACGAAACTCAGTCCGATCGCTACTCGGTACGGAAGCTATTCATTCATGATGACAACGGTAAAGTCCTCGAACTCATCTTGTTTGCCGAGGACGCTAAATCTCTGGAGGTGACAATATGAATTGGCCTGGACTTGCACGACACACAGACCCGGACACCAGTCACGATGCTGCTAAGCGTATCGATGCCAGCAGAATTGAGATGATCGTGCTGGAGGAGTTCAAACGCGCCAAGAAAGGTCTGACAGCAGACGAGTTAGCAAAGCGTCTGCCAGGACTGCCGCTCAACACGATAACGCCACGCATAGCGCCTTTGGTACGCAAAGGCTTCCTGATGCCAACCGGACGCAGGAAAGCCTCGTCTGGACGCTCTCAGAGGGTTCTGGAATATGTAGATCCTGCCGACTTCAAAGAACAGTCGCTGGACTACTTCAACCGCTACATCGCTGGGGATCGATAATGAAAAAAGGTGTACTTCAGGTTAGCAATACTGATTTGCTTCAAAGTCTGTCAAACGTCTTAATCATCCTTGTACGAGGTAAAGACGAAATTGATGATGATGAAATGCTGAAAACCATTGTCGTCCTGTCCAATGCAGTTGCCGTTTTGTCGGAAATCGTTCTACGGGAGCGAGACGATGCTGCAACGGACTGATGACTGGTATGCCGACAGGCTCGGCCATGCGACCGGGTCACGTGCAAGCGACATCCTAGCTGGCAAAGACACAATGGCTCGCAAAGGCTATCTGACCCAGATAGTCACAGAGCGACTCACCGGTCGCGCACAGGACTCGTTTGTCAACGTTGATATGCAGCGCGGCATCGACATAGAGCCAATGGCAAAAGCGGCTTATCAAGCCTCGCACGAATTGACGGATGACGTTGGGTTCGTAAAGCACCCGCTTATTCGTTGGTTTGGTGCCAGCCCGGATGCTCTTGTCGGGACGGATGGTCTGGTCGAGATCAAGTGTCCCAGGTCAACTACTCACCTGGACTACATCCAGTCAGGCAAGCCACCTACGAAGTACGTCCCGCAGATGCTGGCTCAGTTGTCCTGCACTAAACGGAAGTGGGTGGACTTCGTTAGCTTTGATGACAGGTTCCCCGAGCATCTTCAGTTGTTCGTAGTACGGTTTCAACCAACACAGGAGGACATCGAGAAGTTTGAAAGCAAGGTCAAAGAATTCCTAACCGAAGCACAAAACCTAATGGAAAAGTTATGCCCATCGCCTACGAAGTAATTGCAACAACCGGAACCTACACCAACAAGCAGGGAGAGGAGAAGAAACGCTGGCAGAAGATCGGCGTTGTCATGCAGACCGCGAAAGGTCTGACGCTGAAGATGGAGTCCGTCCCTGTCGGCTGGGATGGCTGGGCAACGTTGGCTGAACCGAAGGGACGAGACGATGGCCCCCCCTTCTGACCCAACCAACCCCGACCACTACAAAGGCGCGGTCGAATGCATTGACGCGATAACGGTGGCAACAGAAGGCTTGCAGGGAATAGAAGCCTTCTGCACCGGGAACGCTATCAAGTATCTCTGGAGGTGGAAGAAGAAGAACGGCAGAGAGGACTTAGAAAAAGCTAGTTGGTATATCAACCGGCTTTTGCGATCATTGTGAGCGCATGGGAGCGGACTTCTTCCACCCTCCGCTCCCAACCCTTACCGAACGTCTCCCAGGTCTTCAGTTCCCGCAAAAACGCCAGACGCTTGTCGCAGTACATATTCACCAGATCAGTATGAACGATAGCCTGTGCTACACGCAGAGTCATCGGTCCGATAACACCGTCAGGCTGAGTTCCGCATACCTCTTGGAGCCACTTAGACGCTCTGCCAACACCACTGTTGACGGACGCATCAAACACGCAATAGTCAATCCCTGCTGGCAACTCATCGCCTTTTACACGCTGCCAGTATTTCTCTTGATAGAGCGGAGCAACCATCTCAGGGGTTAGTTCGCGCATCTGCTTTTCGTCTACGTCGTGCTTGACCCACTCCTCCCATACACGCTGGGTGACTCCTAAGTTAGTTCTGCCTCCAGGATCTGCCGGATGCGAAACATAACCCCCTTCCGACTTCAGAACGTGCGCGAGTGCGTCTTGCCAAGTCTCTTTCACTTCTTACCTTTCATGTCGATGATTTTCTCAAGCGTCCGGCCACCAAAGTAAAAGCTCATAATTAGCATCCCCCATTGGCCTAGTAGCTCAACGTATGCCTGATTCGTGTTCTTGTCGAATGCCGACATCATCGCAAACGTAAAATAGCCGAGCAGGATGGCAATCAGCGTCATCGGTCGGATGTTCTTCGACAGCCAGCTATCGCTAGCCATATCAGCCTTCAACCTGTCGGTCAGGTTGTTCTGCTCGACCTCGAAAAGTTTTGTCTCGTTGGCTAGCTTTGCAAGCTCACCGTCCTGGTGAAGTTTTGCAAGTTCTTGTTTAGCCTTATCCGCTGCCGCCTGATCTGGCAGCACTCGGTCTAGGATTTTGGAGCCAACCTCAAGCAGTGGGCCGAGTGGAATCATCGTCGTCCTTTTTTGCAATCATGTTTGCAGCAGCATAGGCACCCTTACGTCCAGCG